TTACTTGATTTTTTTGAGCACCGGCTTCTTGCGGTCGGGAACTGGTCGGGAGTCCGAAGCAGCGAGGGCGTTGCGGACGTCTTCGTCCAGAACATGCGCATAGCGCAGGGTCGTTTTAATATTGCGGTGTTTCAGGGCTTCCTTCGCGGCCGCGAGGGAGCCGGTCGTGCGGACGATGCGCGTGCCGCGCGTATGGCGCAGATCATGGAACCGGAAGCCGTCGATCCCGCCCCCTGCCTTTGCCGCGGCGAAGGGCTTGCGCAGGGCCGTCTTTGTCAGCGGATAGCGCTCGCCCTTCTTACGCCCTGGCTGGGTGCGCCCGCGCTTGTCGATGAATTCCGGCTTCGTCCGTTGTGCGACATAGGTGAACACCATCGGACCAACCTTGGGTTGGCGGGCGACCAGCGCGACCAGTGCAGCTGTCAGCGGCCGTTTCACCACATCGCCGCCCTTGATGCGCGTCTGCGCCTGAGCGGTCTGCAAATTCAGATCGGACCAGCGAAGGCCGATAACCTCCCCTAGCCGCCACCCCGATTGGAGGGCGAAATCCACCGCATCAACCAGATCTTCGCGCAACTCGCTGAACAGGTTGTCTTCTTCATCGAAGCTCAGCTCGCGCGGCGGGCGGTTGGCTACCTTGAGATACAGGCGCGACCAATCGGGCATTTCACCGACATTATACCGGCGCAGCCCATCGACACGCCGCCACACGGCGCGAGCGTTGTCGATCTCGCGATTGACCGACGCGTTCGACACCTCGCCGCGGCGTCGGGCAACGAACTCCTGCAGGTCGGCCTGTCCGATCTGCTGAAGGAAGCGGCCGCCCCCCAACCCTTCGATAAGGCGTTCAAGGAATCCCTCTATGGTCGGCCAACTCGGGAGATGCTTCGCGTGATCCTCATAGAGGCCGCACGCTTCATCGAGCGTGATAGGGAGCTTCTGGTTGATACCAAGGATGGCATCGCGCCGGACGATCGATTCATAGGCGAGCGCGTCACGCTTCGATTCGAGGCCGGTGGACCCGTGATAGCGTTGCCCGTTCCACACGAAATCATAGAGATAGTAGGGTTTGCGCTTAGGCTTGTAGACACTCATTCCCGCCGCCCGGCCCGTTTCGAGAACGGGACGATAACGCCAGTGGCTCGATTCGGCGAAGCCCCTGCTCCGGCCCGCTTTGGCCTGGGCGCTTCGACGACGCGGGCACGCTCTACGAAAAGGTCCAGATCATCGGGGGCGTAGAGAACTTTTCGGCCGATGCGAATGTATTGCAGGTAGCCCGCCTGACGCGCCTTGCGCAGGGTGCGTGCGCAAACGCGCAGCCGCGCGGCCGCCTCGTTTTCGGTCAGGAGCGCCGGGGCGGTCATCCGACCACCTCGTATTCGCGGATATCGAAGGGGTAGTCGCGCAGCTCCCAGCAGCAGCCGCCCTTGCCGCTCGCGGGCCACACATGCGGCTCGCGGTTCGGCGGGTCCGCGAACAGCCGGACGCGGACGTTCTTGCCGTAGGCTTCCGGGGGGAGGTGGCCGGGGTTGGGCTTCATGCCCGAACCTCGACTTCCGCCGCCGCGATGCGCATATCGGCCGGAGCAGGGAGGAACCCATGGCCGATATCGACTGGAACGCGCCCGCCAAGCTCTACTACCGCATCAATGGCCGCGATCGTGCGGAACTGAGCAACGCCACGGTCAGGGATTGCGCGATGCACGCGCGGTCGCTCGCCGATGCCGACGTCGATCAGCTCGTGATCAAGCTGGACGATGGCAGCGACGAAATCGCCGGCCGTGAAATTGGCGCACTGATCGAGCAGCTGCAGTAGCTTCATGCCGCGGCGCTCTCTGCCTCTGCCTCTGCCACTGCAGCGGCGATGCGGGCGACGGCGGTTTCGAAGTGAGAGGCGTTGTGCTCGATCCCGGTGAAGCGCTTGCCGGCGCGGATCGCCGCGACGCCCGTGGAGCCGGTCCCCATGAAGGGGTCGCACACGGTGTCGCCGGCGACGTTGCGGACGATGCTCGACATGAGGGCGTCGGGCTTCGTGGTGGGGTGGCCAAAGCGCGCTGCGCCTCGAGGCGAGGAGATCCGGCGGATGCGGTGCAGCTCGGCCAGCTCGCCGCGCGGATGATAGCCGCGGTTCCAGGCGTGCAGATAGAATTCGCAGTCAGCCCGGTAGTGCTTGTTGGCGACCGGCTGAGGGTTCACCTTTTGCCACACGCAAAGCGCGTTCCGGTGAAAGCTGCCCTTGGCGTGCGCCAGCAGCTCGGCGAGCTGGTCGTTATGGGCGAAGACGACAGCGGCGCCGCAGAGCAGCGGGTTGATGATGCCGAGATCGAAGCCGCGGTGAAGGCCTTCGGCGATCAGCTGATCCATGCCGGGGCGCTTGGCGCGATAACGGCCGCCGCCGCTGGCACGGATCAGATAAGGCGGGTCGAAGATGTCGGCGTCGTGGAATCCGAGCGCTGGGCGGAGCGCATAGGCGTCGCCCAGATAGAGTGTCGCTGGGCCGATGATGACAGGATCCTGCGTCACGCGGGCGCTCCAACGAGATCGCGAAATAGGATCGGCTCAACCGAACCATCTTGATTCACGCGATCCAGCCACGTCGTCGCGATCGGCTCTTCGCCGGTCCATCCATCGGGCCAGGTGCCGGCGGCGATCAGCTCCCGGATGCGCGCTTCTTCGATCGGGTTGATGAGATCGATCCGCGGGCGCCCGCGGAGATCGGCGGCTTCGTTGATCTCGGCCTGCACGGCGAGGATGAAATCGAGGCCGTAGCGCCGGGCTTCAAAGGTGAGCGGCCCCATGCGCTGCGGGTTGGCAGCCATTGCGCCCGATTTCAGCGTCTCGGCGCCGGGCTTGCGGAGGCGCTGCCCCGGCCCCCGCAGATAGCGGTGCAGCTGACGGATGCGACGTAGGGGCGCCGTGTAGGCCCATTGGGGCATGGCGATGATGGTTTGCATCGCGGTATCGTCCGACGCGAGCGGGCACTCGATGCAGCCGGTGCGGGAGTTCTTCTCGATCGCGTCGTCGCCGCCATAGGCCTCGGCGAGGATCCGTGTCGGCCAGCCACCGAATTCCGGCTGCGGCGCGTAAAACATCAGCCAATCCCAGACGATGCACACGCGCCAGTGGAGGAGCGGAGCAAGCGTCGCGATCCGCCCGCGGATGCCCTTCGCGTCGGGTAGCACCTTCTGATACCAGCCCTGCCCGCACTCCGCGCCATCCTTGCCGCAGGACATGGCGATACGGCCGTCGCGCATCGCGCTCTCGCCCTGGCGAACGCCGGTGATCATGAGGGCGGAGCCTTCGATCCCATCGAGCGCCTGCTCGAGCGCGGCCGTCATGGGATCGACTTTGATCTGTCGGGTGCACCAGCGAAGGGTGTTGTTGTTGGGCGGAGGGACGCCACGGCCGAGAATGTAAACCCAGAAGCGCTTGTCGAGCGGGGCGCAGACGACGGCGACTTCGATCCAGTCGCGCGCGCGCAGCTTGTCGATGATCGCGAGCGCGGCGATCTGGATCGGCAAAAGCTCTTGTCGGGTATCGGCGTAGAAGACGTAGAGGCGCTTGGGCCGGGGAAGATGCCCGGCCTCGATCAGATGCACAATCAGGGTGAGGGTGGCGGTGCTGTCCTTCCCGCCCGACCACGCTATCGCGACGTGCTCGTGCTCGCTCCAATAGGCGCGGAGCGATGCGAGGGTCAGGTCGATCGCTTCCTCGCTGACCATGCGGACGCCGGCGGCGAAAAGATTGTCGATCGGGCGCCTCATAGCAGCGCCGCCGCCGGCGTCGGCCAGTTCCACAAGCCTTGAGCACCGCGCATCGGAATCGGCTCCGCCCAGCGCTCGACGTCGAGCATGGGCCAACCCCACGTCGCATGTTCGTCGCGGTCGCTGTCGTTGGCGCGCGGAACGCCGAACTCGACCGCGACGTCGGGGCCGAGGCGGGGTTCACCAACGATCATCGTGCCGAGGCCGGCGGCGAGAGGAAGTTCGCCGCGCAGTGCCGCCTCGAGGACGGGGATCGCGAGATCAGGCTTGAGGCACAGCTCGGCGGCGGCGCGGCCGATCCGCTCGCACTTTTCGCGCAGCTCGAGCACGCGGAGCATGAAGATCACCTCCTCGGTATCGATCTTGCGGGCGGCGGCGTGGTTCACGATGCGCTGGCCGACAATCGACTGCGGCGCGCGCCAGCCCCGGAACTCGTAGGGCTTGGCGCCGACGTCGATCAGCGACGCCCAGGGTTGCCAGGTTGTGAGGGCTTTCATGCGGCGAGACTCCCCGCGTTTGTGGTGAGTATCGGCCCCCACTGATCGGCCATCGCCTCGGCGATGCCGGCGAAGAAGCGGGAGCGCTCGTGTCCCCGGTTCGGTCCGGGCGGCATCCGATGGACGCGCGCGACGCGCCCCTCGACGACGTTGGTCGGTTCGAGCTTCGGGAGGTTGCGCAGCCAAAGGCATGTGCGCTTCACCTCGCCATGGCCGAACTGCCACGGCTGCACGCTCTGGGCAGGCTCGCGATAGCCGGTGATCCGCTCCTTCGCGTGCCTGTGCATGACAGGGTTCTCGACGGCGACATGGGGAACGGGAGCGTTCCACAAGGCAGAGAACAGGGCGGCGCCCTGATCCAGCTCCTGCCACATCTGGTCGAGAGTCTTGCCCACAGGCGGCTTTGTCAGCCAGCGGACCCCGCTGTTGCAAAGGCGCGTGCAGGGCGGATGAGCGACGATCAGCAGATCCCAGCCATCCTCGAGCACGTCGAGCACATCGCCGCGGATATGGCGGTTGCTTCCGCGTTCGTCGGGCAGGAGATCACAGCTCCACGCATCATATCCGCGGGCAGTGAAGGCGTTGCGGACCGTGCCGGAGAACTCGCACGCGATAAGAATACGGGCAGTCATTGCCCATACCCCATGTTGGCGAGCGCCTTCGCGACAAGATTCCAGACATGCTCGCGCAGCCGGGGGTGCCGGAGAACCCTCCCTTCGCGCTGGACGCCGGTGGACTGGATGTTGAGCAGGGCGCGATCTAGGGCTTCGACCGATCGGCCGCGCAAGGTGCGAGCACGATAGTCGCCCAAGTTCGCGTTGCCGCCGATGTTATCGATAGCCATCCGAGCCAACTCGGTCTGCTCGCCGGTCACCGCGGACCATAGTTCGACGCGGACGATGATCATGCGCCCGCCTCCGCGGGAAGCGCCGGCTCGGGGTCGTAGCGGGTGCCGCAGAAAGGGCAGAAGGTCGGCACAGCGATTGCCGGGCCGACGCGCTTACGCGTCTCGATCTTCTCGGTCTGGATCGTGGGCCGCGTGAACATCGGGCCGCCGTCGCGCGGAATACCGATCGTCTCGATGATGCGCGTGTTGTGCTGCGCTAGCTTCGCGGTCGCGCGCGGTGATGATCAAATGAGTTCGACGCGGTTCCGCGTCACCTCCTGCTCCGGCGGGACGCCGATCGAGCGCAGGTCAGCCACTGCAGCGAGGGCGTTGCGTCGGAATTCGTCGGCCGAGCTTTCCTTCTCCGCGCTGCGGTCGAGACCCTGATCGGTCGCGGAGATATCGCGGTTCTCAGCGAACAGGTCGGCGGCGGCGAAATAGCGCACGACGCGTTCCCACAGCACGACCGCGCGATTCCGGCCGTTGAGCGTATCGCTCGTGACCTGCGCCAGACCGGTCGCGCCCGACAGCACGCGAGCGGTTCGCCAGTCGGCCAATTCGCGGAAGGCGTGGAGCATGCCCCCTTCGATCGCTTCGACAAGCATGAGGTTGGTGATCGAACCGCCGCCAAGGCGCAGGCGGTCGCGGATCTCCGCTACCGCGACGGGAGGGAACCATCCATCGGCTACCACCTCAGCGCCCTCGGGGTCGGGGAGCGGGGCGGGAGAGGAGATCAGGCCGGTCATGGTTCCTCGCTAGATTTTCGGGGGGTGAGGATGGTGGCCGAGCGCGTTGCCGCAGCGGCGCCGCCCGATCTCCATCCGCCCCCCGAGCGCCGTGGGGCGTCTGTTATCCCCCGCTGTCGCGGGAGAGTCCCTTGAGCTGGCGTTCCAGCCGCTCGATGTCCTTCTTCACGCCGACGTTGCGGTCGAGTTCGAACGCGCGCTTCGCTGCGGCGAGCGCCGCCTCGACATAAGCGGCCTTGCCGCCGGCGGGGGCGTTGTCGGCGGCGGGATCGAACGCCTCGGCCTGGCGCGCGAAGCTGCGCGATCCGGCTTTGAGCAGCTTCGCCTTGGCGGGATCGGGCATATCGTAACCGTCCACCAACCCGCCGACGCGCAGCAGTTGCAGATGCGACACCGCGTCCTGCGTATCGAGTGAGATCGTCGCGATCTCCTCCGCGAGGAAGCACGCGACCGTGCGGTTGAAGCGATCGGGCATCGCCAGATGATGGGCCAGCGCATGCTCGCCGAGTTGAAGCGCATACTCGAAATCGCGATAGTCGATCGCCCAGATCATGTTCTGGATCAGGATCTCGTCCTGAGCTGCGCGGCCGTCGCGGCCAGCCTCGAGCACACCCTCGATCCAGGGGGCGAACGCCTTGGCGAACTCCGCCTTCATCGGGTTGCGCGCTTCGATGCTCTGCACGTCGGAAAGCTGGCGCAGATTGTCGTGCAGCAGCACGCGCAGCGCAGCGTATTCCTGCCCCTCTGGCGTCCCCTCCTCAAGCGGCGGTGGTGCGTCGGCGGCCGTGGTGGCGGTGAGCGATCCGGCGGCGAGGGCGAGCACCCTCTGCTGGTGACGGCGAAACGGGCTGCGCATCGCGGGGCTTTCCTTCCAGTTGGTCGCGGGGGTGTGTGGCCTCCCCCGCGTGTCGTTGGCTCTGCGACTGCCGCCGGCCACGGCAGGTGATCGCGTCAAAGCCTCCCGGCGTTATCGGGCGGTTGCGGCTACGGGCGGGCGCCGAAGGTGATGTTCTCGGCCATGACCGCGAAGTCGGTGTCCTCGATCACGTAGCCCTCGTTGACGCTGTTGTAGTCCACCAGGGCGGCCATGTTCTCCGGCTCGTCCTTGATGTAGCGGCGGCGCGAACCCTCCTGCCAATAGATCGACAGATTGCTGCTGTCGGCCTCGTTGGCGCGGCCGAGCGGCGTGATCAGCATCGTGCCTTCCGGGAAGTACGGCGCGATTGCCGCAGGGCGGCCGCCGATCTGCTTGTCCGACATGACGATATCGCTCACCGTCTGATCGCTGGTGGACTTGCCCCCGTCGATCGTGGTCGCCAGCGGGCGGTTGACCATCGGGAAATACTTCTCGTCCACCAGATCCTGGCTGACGATGACGACGTGATCGGTCGAGGCGCGCGCCCAGCTCGGCATGCCCGAAATCAGGTCGTAAGCGAGCGCATCGACGTTCTTGTAGTCGCCGTCCGCCTGATCGGCGTCGGGACCGATATAGATCGGAGCCGCGGCGCCGGTGGCCGTGGTGACCCCGCCGGCGGTGACCATTGCGCGGCCCATGACGTGCGACGCCTTCTCGAGGCGCAGCTTCTGCAGCCATCCGATGTTGACGTCCTGCCCGAGCGGATTGACTTCGGGGTCCGTGTCCGCCGCGGCGCTGGTGCCATGCCAGCCGACCATGATCCGGCTGAGCGCGACCGAGATCGCGACCTGGCGCGCGTAGCGCTGCGCGAAATCGGGGAAGCGCGACCAGTTGTCGATGATCTCCCACGGCAACCAGGTGTCGAACGTCGTGCTCTTGAGCAGGTAGCTCCGGTCCTGCAGGCGGCCCGCGTAGCGCGGCGTGCGAGGCAGATTCGGACGACTCTTGCGGCCCGCGATCATGTCGTGCGTGCCGATCCCGATCACCTGACCGGTGAGATCGCGAACCGCCGGCATGTTGACGCGGTTGAGGAAGCCGACCTGCTCGCGCTGCAGATCCTCGAGGCGCTGCTCGGCGGTCGGGTCGAGCGCGAACTGGTGCGCCACGCCGCGCGGGGCGCCGTTCATCTGCGCGATGGCAGTGAACAGGCCGTCCAGCGCCCGACGGCCACGGTCGGAAAGTTGGTAAGTCATCGGGGTTGGTTCCTTGGGCTAAGCGGGGCTGGTCGCGGGGTGGCTCAGAAGATGCCGGAGTAGTTGCCGGCGCCACCGGCGCTCTGCGGGCGCCGCTGGAAGCTGGGGGCGGGGGTCGATTCCTGTTCCTCGCCGATCTTCTTGATCTGGAGACCCATCCGATCGACCTCGGTGCGGAATTCGGAGCGGAGGCCGTCGATGCTGGTGGAAAAGGCCGTGCCCATCTCCTCGAACATCGGGCGGAGCTGGGCGAAGTCGAACGCCGCCGGTGCCGCTTCGGATTTCGCCCGCCCTTCCGGCTTTGCCGGTTCCCCGCCTCCGAACTTGCTGGCGAACTTGTCGAGCACGCCGGTCAGCGCGTTGAGGAAGCTGCCACCCTCGCCGCTGGGCTTGTCGTCGGGGAATTCGAGCAGGGCCGCTTCGTCCATCGCGACACTCAGCGTTCCGGGCAGCGAGCGATTGAACTGCAGGCGCTCGGTCGCGATGGCCGCAGGGCTGTCGGTGAGCGCGCAGCCCATGAGATAGGCGAAACCCTTGCCACCGAAGTTCGGCTCGATCTCGATCGACGGATAGACCTTCTGGCTCGCGTCGTTGAGGCGCTTCGCGTCGGGCGTGACGTCGAACGTACCGAAGAGGCCGAGGCGCTTTTCGGTCTTGCCATTGAAGTTGACATCGACCTGCGCGGTCGAAAGCTCGGCGACGTCGCCATAGGCGCGGAACGGTCCTTCGCCGCTGATCCCGCGGATATGCTCGATATTGAGGCGCGCGCCATAGGTCTTCGGGTCATAGCTCGAGGCCATTTCCTCGATCATCTTGTCGTCGATCACGCGGCCATCGACGGTGGAGCCGGCGGTGGCGAGCAGGAACGGCTTGGTCTTCATGGGTTTGCTCCCGTTGGTCGATCGGGAGGACCGCTCCCGCATTGACCCCCTAGAAGCCGCCGAACCGGGCAACTGACAACGCGCGGCGCGGGTGACGGTCGGCTTTACCCGGCGACCGGGGCGCAGAGCATGGCGCGCGGGGTGCATGGCGGAACGCCATGCAAGCCCAACCCTCCCTTTCCGAAGAAAAGGCGATCAGCCGCCAGGTGGCGCGCGCCCAGCGCCGCGAGGCGCGCTCGCTCTATTGGCGCGGGTGGCAGCTCAACCACATCGCGGACGAGTTGGGCATCACCTACGGAACGCTCGCCTCATGGAAAAGTCGCGAGAATTGGGACAGCGACCCGCCGGTCGCAATCATTGAAGATCGCATCGAGGCGAAGATCGCGACCCTGCTGGACAAGGAACCCTTCACCGAGGGCGATATGAAGCGGGTCGATTTCCTGACCCGTCAGCTCGAGCGCACCGCCCGCATCCGCAAATTCGACCAGAGCGGGAAGGAAGGCGACCTCAACCCGAAGATTGCGGCGCGCAATGACGACAAGGCGAAGGCGAAGCGCGCCGATGCCCGCAAGAATTTCCTGACGCGGGAGCAGTGGCAGGCGCTGCTCGACGACTTCCACGCCCGCAATTTCGATTTTCAGGAAAAATGGTGGTCGGTCCGCCACCAGCGGACCCGTAAACTCCGCAAGAGCCGTCAGGTCGGCGCGACATGGTATTTCGCACGCGAGGCACCCGCGAAGATCGCCGAGGCGGTGCTCGCAGGCGAGCAGCCGCGAAATCAGATCTTCCTCTCGGCATCGCAGCGCCAGGCCAATAAATTCCGCCGCGAGATCGTGGGCTGGGTGCGCAAGGTCACCGGCGTCGAGTTGAAGGGCAACCCCATCATCCTCGATTTCGCCTTCCCGGCCGAGCATGACGAGGATGGGGAGGAGATCGCCGCCGCCGAGACGCTTGAGCCGGTCGGCCTCTATCCGCTCTCGACGAACAGCGCGACCGCCCAGGGCGAGAGCGGCGATTTCTACTTCGACGAATACGCGTGGGTTCACGGCTTTGCCGAGCTGAAGAAGGTGGCGAGTGCGATGGCGACGCACACCATCTACACGCGCACCTATTTTTCCTCGGCATCGACGAAGACACACGCCTCCTATGCCTTCTGGTCGGGCGAGGAGTGGAACGCCGGCAAGGCGAAGGCGGACCAGCAGCCGTTCGATATCTCGCTGCGCAATCTGCGCGACGGTGCGATCATGCCGGATGGATCGTGGCAGCAGATCCTGACGATCCACGACGCCGTGGCGCGCGGGCTTGGCAAGCTGGTCGATATCGACGAGCTTCGTCTCGAGTACTCCGAAAATGAGTTCCGCAACCTTTTCGAGTGCGAGGACATCGACGATTCGGAGAGCAGCTTCCCGTTCGCGCGCGTCGCGCCGGCGCGGGTGGACAGCTTCTTCAAATGGCGGGATTTCAAGCCCGCTCTCCTCGATATCCACGGCGGCCGTCCCTTCGGCGATAAGCCGGTGTGGCTCGGCTACGACCCGAACAAGCAAGGCCGCGACGATGCCGCGCTCGTGGTGCTTGCGCCGCCGGAGGTGCCCGGAAAGGGCAAGTTCCGGGTGCTCGACAAGTATCGGCTGAACGGCAAGGATTTCGCCGGCCAAGCCGCGTTCATCAAGTCGATCTGCGAGCGCTACAATGTCGTCGATATCGCGATCGACACGACAGGCCACGGCCTCGCGGTGTGGGAACTGGTCTCGAAGTGGTTCCCGCTCGCCCGCAAGATCGAATATTCGGTCGCGAGCAAGACGGCGCTGGTGATCAAGGGCCAGAACGTGTTTCGCGAGCAGCGGATCGAGTTCGACGCCGGATGGTCCGACGTCATGCAGGCCTTCATGGCGATCCGCCCAGCTCTCACCGCTAGCCAGAAGGGCGTCACCTATGTCGCGCGCCGCAACGGCGCGATCGGCCACGCCGACGTCGCGTGGGCGATCCTGCACGCCCTTTCCAATGAACCGCTCGATATCGCCGACGCCGACGACGCGCAGGGCGGCCGAGTGACCTTTTTCGACGACTGAGGAGCGATTTTGATGACCGACGCGCCAACTACCGAGATCGCGGAGATCGCCGACACGTCGCAAGGCGCACCCGGCGCCATGTTCGCCTTTGGCGACCCCGAAAGCGTGCTCGACCGCCGCGAACTCGCCCAATATTTCGAGATCTGGCACAACGGCAGCTGGTATGAACCGCCGTTGCCGCTGGGCAAGCTGGCGCAGGCCTTCAATATGTCGCCCTATCACCGGTCGGCCATTGCGCTGAAGGTGAACCTGCTGATCGCGCAGCACGAGCCGTCGCGGTGGCTGGACGCGGACGCTTTCGAGCGGTTCGCGCTCGATTTCGGCCAGATGGGCAATGCTTATTTCGAGGGGATCCCCAACCTGGCGGGGCGCCTCGCGCGGGCGGCCTATGCGCCGGCGCTACATATGCGGGTCGGCCTCGAGGAGGGCGTGTATTGGTTCGTCAACGGCCCGCTGGGGAACGCGCATGCCTTCGACCGCGGCCGCGTCTTTCACCTTATGCAGCCGGACGTCGCGCAGGAAATCTACGGCCTGCCCGAATGGCTGTCGGCGCTGCAGAGCGGCCTGCTCAGCGAGAATGCGACGCTGTTCCGGCGCCGATACTACCTCAACGGTGCCCATGCCGGGTTCGTATTCTATCTGAGCGAACCGCTCGCCGACACGAAGACGGTCGATATGATCGAACAGAAGCTGCGTTCGGCAAAGGGCGTCGGAAACTTCAAGAATCTGTTCCTCTACATGCCGAAGGGGAAGAAGGACGGCATCCAGATCATCCCTATCGCCGACGTCACGGCGAAGGACGAGTTCGCGTCGGTCAAGAATATCAGCCGCGACGATCTGCTCGCCGCGCACCGCACGCACCCGCAAATGATCGGCGTGATCCCGCAGAATAACGGCGGCTTTGGCAGCTATGGAGAGGCGCGCGACGGCTTCTACCGGACCGAGATCATCCCGATCGTTCGACGCATGTTACGGGTCAACGACGCCTTCGGCCTACCCGTGCTGGCGTTCCGCCCATATTACACGAGCAAGGGCACGGTCATCTATCAGGATGGTCGCGAGGAGCAGGCACCGTCGCGTTGATCACGCGCTAGGCGCCCCATTGGGGGCCGTCGGGATCCGGAAAGAAGCCGTCACCCGGATCCCGATCGGCAATGCCCGGCGTCCGCGCCGAAGCCGCCGGCAGCTTAGGCAAGGTCGGCTCGTCCCCATCAAAGCGAACCCGGATGATCGCGGCCGTCGCCGTCTCGCCCTGGAAGACGGCGCGCAGCGGCATACCGGCCTTGATCTTCGCGCCTATCCACGGCGCTCGCTGAGCGGTCACATAGCCGAGTTGCACGCCGCGCGAGCTGAAAACCGCGATGGCGTGCTCGTCGTGCTTGTTCTTCTGCTCGAGGCGCAGCTCGACCGGCTCGCCGGGGACGCACAAGCGCATTTCGAAGCGCCGGCTGCTCTTTGCCTTGTCGCTGTTGGGAAAGTCGATACCGACCACGGCAAGGCTCAGCTCGGGGTAATTCATCGCGCGGACCACTATCCTCGACCAGCGGGGGCGATCGACACCCAACCGCGGCGCTTACACCGGCGGCAATACAGCCGCTCCTTAAAATCGCTCAAGGTCCGGCACCTGGGCAACAGCTTATACAGATCTTCGGTGCGCCAGATGACCGACCGACCGCACCGCCGATTGTCGCAGCTGGGCAGGCTGCAGGTGATCACGACATGCGTCGCGAATCCCATGGCCTCGTCTAAAGGCATCTCATTTCGTCGGAGACCTGGCAGCGGCGGATTACCCATCGCAAGAACATGACGAGAACAAATCGATTCGCACAACCCGGAATTTGAAGCCCGGCCCTTGATCGTCGGGCGCGCAGCCCGCATCGGGCAGACATGGCGATTGAGTTTCGGGTGACGGTGTTCGGTGAACCTAGAGCACCTTGGCGCTCCTCACGCGATCAGGCTCTGCGCGACGCAATCAATCTTGACCTGGCCTCATGGGATGGCTCGCGCCGGGAGTGGTTCCTCGCCGTGCCGGTGAGCATCGAGCGACGCGGATCGCCAGATCCCCACCCGGTCCGCGTCAAGCCCGTCCCCAACTCGCGCTGGTCGCCGGATGAGATCGCTCGCTTAGGCCGGTTGCTCGAGGCCGGTGAGCATCCTCATATCATCGCCCTGCGTCTCGGGCGATCACGCGCGGCCTGCGCGTCGAAGGCTGCGCAGCTCGGCCTTACTCCGCGGGGCCGCGGCTAGGCCGCAACCGCGTCCAACGACACAAACGAACGGACCTGCGTAACAATGTTGCGCTTGGCGCCGGCGTGCGCCATTTGACCCCGCGCGCCGCGCTCGCCCCCACGCCTCGCTTGCGCCTTGTTGGTGCGATTGTTTGCATTTTCCCGCCCACCGTTACGGCGGGAGGCTACCCCCTGTGCCTCGCAAAGCGGTTACATTGGTAATGCGCCGTAAGACTGAGCGCGAAAGTGGCGGAAATCAGCCGTTTTCTAGATAACACTGGCGAAGTTATCAGAGGTAATATTCTGAAAGGCTCACGGTTATCTCGCTGAAAAATAAGGGTTTCTGAAAGAGGGAATATTGCCTCTCTATAAGGTTATCTGATTACCTTGATATAACCTCAAATATAACCTTGTAAGCCGTTGAGTTTGCCTGAATATTACCAATGTAACCGAGTTGCGACGCATACCCGCAACCGTTGGCGGATCGATGGGCGTCCGCCAGTTTCGGGCGTTGTGGTTGATCGGTCGCCGACGCCGCAGATCGTCGATTTAGCTTTGCGGTAGTTTGCAGCCAGAGCGCGCGGCGGGTGGCGGCGAACAAACAGGCACCAGCGGTCGGGATATGGTCGGGACTCTAGGTTCCGCATCCATCCGTACGTTGCCGCTCCGTTCCGCGAGCAGCACGTTGACTGCGCCGAAAATCGGCTTAAACGCGCGGTTCTCGCTTGTGCGGGCGCTTAGCTCAGTTGGTAGAGCATCTCGTTTACACCGAGAGGGTCGGCGGTTCGAGCCCGTCAGCGCCCACCATCCCGGGACCGCGGAAAACCGCCATTTTTTTGGGGTTTCGAGGGCCTCGAGCCGGGCCCTGCTGTAGCTAGTCGGACTGCTGTGTATCCCGTGTGTATCCAGAGCATCCGAGCGCACAGGTGCCTCGGACGCTCGGAAAGGTATCTGACGACCGCTGTCGGTGGATACACGGTCGTGATGGCCCGCGATCATATCGAGCTACCGTTCGATGGCGCCGAGACCGGCGCGCGACGCTTCCCGCACCCAAGTTGCGGGACTGTTGCGTGCGGCGGTTTGTCGACCGCTTGCTTGGCCGGCTTCCGCTAAATCGGTGCAGCTCAGGCAATACCTCGCCGCCACAGGAGACGAAATAACTCCAATCCGACTTAATTCCCGCGAAGTCGTTGACTTGATCAATGTGCCGCGCCAGCTCCTGTCCTGACACAATGTTAATCCGCTGATGCCTTGATTGCAGGCGACGACGCGGGGAGGGATCGTTGAGTTCGCTGCCGGTTTCCATGACGACGAACGCGCGTGCTCAACGACGGGCCGATGCCACACCTCTCGCATCCGCGCTCATCGAGAGCATGCGGGATATCGGCTATTCGCTCGAGACCGCGCTCGCCGACATCATCGACAACGCGATTACTGCGAAGGCCACGCGAGTCGATGTTCTCTCCGAAACCAGTGGCGAGCACCCGGCCCTGGCGATCCTCGACAATGGCGAGGGCATGACCGAGGCTCAGCTCATCGAGGCAATGCGCCCGGGCAGTAGGAACCCTCTCGACAATCGCGAGGAGCACGATCTTGGTCGCTTCGGCCTCGGGCTGAAGAGCGCGAGCTTTTCGCAGTGCCGACGGTTGACTGTCCTCACGCGGCGCAACGATCAGACCAGTTGCGCCGTCTGGGATCTCGACGAAGTCGCCCGTACGAACGAGTGGGCTATCACCCTCCTCGAGGAGCATGCCGATATTCCGTGGCACGACCGGCTCGGCAAGACCGGGACGCTTGTCGTATGGCAGCAGCTGGACCGCCTCTCCGGCGGGATCAGTCACGATATTGCCCGTCGCGCAGACCATATCAATCGTGCGATCTCCCTCGCCGAACGGCATCTGCGACTGGTCTTCCATCGCTTTATGGAGGAAGGAAGCAAGGCGCTGTCGGTCTGGCTCAATGGTCGGAAGCTTCAGCCCATCGATCCATTCGCGCGGGGCCACCCGGCACATCAACGCGATCCGGAAGATCGTCTCCAGCTCGCTGGAGGGGTGATCACCTTCCAGTGCTTCACGCTGCCGCACCACAAGGTAATGACGAAGCAGGATTGGGACGACCTTGGTGGGCCGGAAGGGCACCTGAGGTCGCAGGGTTTCTATATCTACCGAGGGCGCCGGCTGATTATCGCGGGCAGCTGGCTCGGCCTCGCCCGGCAGACCGAATTGACGAAGCTGTGCCGTATCTGGGTGGACATCCCCAACACGATGGACGCATCCTGGAAGATCGACGTGAAGAAGGCGTCGGCTCAGTTGCCTCCCGCGGTTCGAGAACGGATGCGCCACATCGTCGAGCGCTTCTCGCAGACCTCGAAGCGGACCTATCAGCGGCGGGGCCAGCGTCTCGTTGATGAACATCGCATGCCGGTGTGGCAGCGCGTTCAACGGGATGGCATCATCGTCTACCGACCCGACCTCGACCATCCAGCCCTGGCCGGTTTTGCAGACAGTCTGCCTCACGAACTACGTCAGGGCTTCGCCAACTGCATCTCACTGATTGCCGGCGCACTCCCGGTCGAGGCGCTGCATGCTGATTTTGCCGGCAGTGCGGAGGAAATCCGCGCCGACGAAGTCGATGGCGACACGATCCGGCAGACGCTGGAAGCAATGTTGCCCAGCCTTGCCGCACAGGGATGTGACCGCGAGCAGATCGAAACCATCCTGCGGCAGCTGGAGCCCTTCCGCAGTGCGTGGGCCGTCACCGAGGGTCTGATCGAGGAGCTGACAAAGGACGATGCCGACGATGAGTAGCACTCTCGATCTTTTGGACACGATGGTATCCCAGCTGATCGCCAGACAGAGTCCCCCGACACCGGAAAGCATCCGCAAGGCGGTCGACACTCTCAGGGTACTTCCCGACTTCTTGGAGGTATCCGATAATGATGCGGAGATTCTGGCGCGGGAGCTGGAGGAGCGCGTCGGCATCAGCATGGGCCTCGGCGCCATCGTTGAGGATCAGGACTTCAGACCCTGGCTGAATGACGCCCGAGCGAAGGGCCTGATCGATCCCTATTACTGGAAACGCTACGAACAACTGCTGCGAGCGAAGCGGCTGCCTCGTGACGTTATCATCGCAATGGATGAGGTGACCGACCGGGTGCTCGACCGTATGGGCAACCCGGGCGAGAACTCGGCATGGGACCGCAAGGGCAACCATTGTAGCCCGGGTTCTTTTTGCCATACTCGATCCGAATGGGGTGATAGCCGTTCCGAAATATTGTGAGGGCGGTTTCCTGAAGCTCGGTGAGCGCGCGAGACTGGAGGCTCATCGGTTGCCCTCCGAGATCTGCGCCGCCTTGTTTGCGCACCATTCCTCAACTTCGGCCTCGACCCAGGCGACGGTGTTGGGGCCAAGCTTTCGACGCTTTGGGAAACGACCTTGCCTTTCCCAGCGCAGGATCGTGATCCAGGTCACCCCGACGCGGGCCAAGACATCGGGTTGCCGGAGGTAGCGAATACCTATCCCGGACTGGGGGGCTGAAGTGACGAGCTGTGTCAT